CCAAAACCATTGCGACCGTCAAGGAAGCGATGATGGAGGGGTTGGCAGAGAGAGAGGCAGCAGACGTTCAGGAGGCGAAGCTGCCACTGAAGGTAGTGATAGGTCTGTGCGTTTTTTTAATAACGCAGGCGCTTACGGTAGCTGGTCTTTATCACGATATTCGGTCAGACGTTCGGAGCCTTCAGGAAGCGCAGGCAGACCTTGATACTCTTGCCGCCGAGTCAGATTTGGAAGCTGTTAGGGCTAGGCTTGATGGGATTCAAGAGGCGGTCGCGGAAATAGAGACCGACATGAAGAGCCCGCCAACCAGCATGGACCACATGAGAGTTATCGGTGAAATCAAAGCAGACCTTCGGTTGCTAGACCAAAGGATTGACTGGCTGGAGAAAAGGTAATGACAGTTTCTGATTACATGGACCTAGCTATTCGCGCTGGTGGAATATCTCTTGCCACGTATGCGGTTATTGGTCAGGTGGCAAAGCCCCTTATACGAATGATTGCCAAGTATATAGACGACGACGGCAAGCTATCTCGTGCCCAGGAAGACTTCCTTCGGTGGCTCACAAGGGCTTTGTGTGTTGCCATTGGCGGCATCATGGGCTACATGCCCCTATGGCCTGCATGGTTTGAAACTAGCTGGGGTCCAATCCTTGGCTGCATTGCTGGCTCTATGTCACCAGGGATCTACCTTGCCGTTTCTAAAGCCCTTCCTAAGAAGCTCCAGAAGATTATTTCCGGCGCATCTATTTCAGGCAGTAGCAAATGAGCATTCATTTGATAGGCACGGCTGTCCTCTTGGCAGTGTTCTTGGTTGTTCTTGGCGCTGTCGCAGCGAAGAACAAGGAGCTAAGAACGAAGATAGCTGGGGTCGCGGGGGGAGTTGCCGCTGCCCTTGCTGCAATCGTTGCAGTTCTAGTAATAAATAAAGAGAAGAAGCGTGCAGGAGAAGTGGTTGCCTCTACCAAAGAGGTAAAGCTTGGTCGTCAGGACGCGAAGGAAGACTCCTCTGCTACCGAGGCTGCCATCGAGCAAGAGGTTGCGGCAGAGGAAGAGGTTCACGAAGAAGCGTCCTCTGAGCAAGAGGAATTAAAGACGATGAAGAGAGAGCGACTCAAGGCATGATTCGCGTTGCTCTTATTGTTGCCATGCTAGTGGCCTCTGGATGCTCACCCCTGCACTACGTCAGGAAGGCACCCATAGAGCCTCCACAGCCCATCGAAGCACCAGAGCTAACGTACCCCACCATTGAAGACTTCGACTGCCCCAGGTACACGCTGGAGCCCTCGACAGGAAAGTGGTTCGAAGGGGAGTGGGGAGACATAGACGGCGGGGTTGAGGTTATCTTGCCAATGGACACGCACCCTGCTGTGGACAGGAAGGGAAAGAGTAAGTGCCGACACATTGTCCTTGCCCCTGGCTGGTGGGTAACCGCGAGAGAGGCGAGGGATAGATACCCATTGGTAAGGAAGCAGCTTATTCTTTGGGACGACTACTCTGAGAGAGCGGCAGAAAGACACCAGAAAGAAAGTGAAGAAATCGCTAAACTCCTTAACATGTCGAGGAAAAGACAGGTGGAGGTTGCTTTTATAGGCGCTGGCGCGGGCGCAGGAATAACTGCCGCAGCGATGCTGGCGATTTTAATAGCAAGTAACAGTAGGTAAGAACATGGCACTCACGAGCACGCTACAGAACAACCCGGTAGGAGCATCGCTTCTTAAGTTTGAGCAGGCCTACCCTGGAAAGGGAGTGGCTCTTACTCCAACCACGATAAAGACCGGCACACACCGTGTGATTGCTGTTGTCATTGACAACACTCAGAACACTGCCTCCTCTTACTTGAAGCTGTACGTGTCTGCCCCAACTCTTGGAACAACCGATCCCTTTGTCATCCTAAAGGCACCAGCCAACGCAAAGTTGCAGTACACCTTTGACCCCGGCATGGAGCTTGCTCACTCCTATGGTGCCTTTCTGACTACGCCAGGGATTACCGGGGCAGCGTCTCCCGAAGGAACCACAACTGCGTACATCCTTACTTCGTAGGAACAACAATGGCGACATACACCTCATCACCGTTTACAACAAATCTACAGAGCTACCTTTTTAAGGCAGCCAACATGATTAACGACGGCGCTCCAAACTGCATTGGAAGGGACGCTGTTCTCTACACCCTGTACCTATCAAACGGGGACGGTGCCTTTCGGTACATAGGTTTTTGGGACGCAGAGTTCATCTCTTCAGAGAAGCAAGAGGTTCTTATCCCTGTGAAAAACGGGGAAGACATGGTGGTCAACATTGATACGGGTCTTTACTTTGAGACTGCGGTCACTGTGAATGCTTCTACCTCGGTATCCGGTGGAAACCCCACTGACTTCGACGCTTCGCTCTTCCTCGCTCCTCCGACCCCTCCGTAGGAGCTAACTTAGCTTCCTTCTGGCGTACTCTGCTATCAGCACAGCGTCTGCCATCCCATCGTGAGGAACTCTTTTTCTTCCTGGCGTTAGGTCGATGCCTGGGAACAGCCTGTTCGCCAGAACCACTGCGTCTTGCTTCGCAAGCTTCCTCTCGCTCCCTGGTCTCTTCGGAAGCCCTAGCTCTTTCTTCCATTGCTGCGGAGTAGGCTCTTCGTGCCTAGCGCTGATGGCTATTAGCATCCCCTTTATAAAGCCCCAGTTAGTGCCGGTGGTAAGGGCAGACCGTATCCCCTCCTTAGGCCGCACAGAGACCCTCTCTATTGCAGCGGAGATGGAGTGGTTGCGCTTGGTCCAGGCAAACCAGTCTTTGATGGCGTACATGTCTAGTGGCCCAGAGCTTCCCTGAATCCTCGGCATTGGGATTGCCTGTATCAGGGTGCCGTCCTCATCTATAAGAGCTAGGCCGCCAGACAAGCCTGGGTCAATCCCTATAAAACCCCTCATTCCTTCTCCTCTCTTATCGCGTTAGAGAGAGGACTGCTTTCTATTGGGTAGCCAAAGGAAGCCTCGTACCCACTACTAAACCTGTTCCAAGACACCTCTATTCTTTCTTCAAGCGCAAGAGAATGGCTAAGCTCTTTAAACAACTCTGTCTCTACAGAGTCTCTATCCATCTTCCCTGAAGAGTGGGCTCTGTCTGCCCAAGTGTTAAAGAGTTTATCCCACCCACGGTTACCAGCCCTAAGCGCAAGCCATGTACATACATACATTGGGCCAACCCCCTTGGTGCTGTTCGCCTTTTGGACAGCCTTTCTATAGATACGAACCGCCCACTCCTGCCACTCATCCTGCTCAGGCCAATAGTTGTAAGAGTAAGCAGGTGTTCCCATGCCAAAGCAAAGGGCTTGTATATGACTAAGCTTCCAATCAGCTTCCATAGCTAGGTCCAAACCAGCCTCGCCCAGGCTCCCAGCTACACAGTGCCGTGCCGGTGGGGCCGTTCCTTTGCGCCCTGACGATGACCTCTGCATCTGAGGCTGGCTCGTGATCGTCATTGTAGACAGAGTGTCTATAGACAAAGACGACTGCATCAGCGTCCTGCTCAATCTGACCGGAGTCCCTTAGGTCCGACAGTATTGGCCTCTTGTTCTCTCTGAACTCACAGCTTCTGTTTAGCTGAGCCACTACAAAGATAGGAATGTTGAGTTCCATAGACAGTCTCTTAAATGAGCTAGACGCTTCCGCTACCTGCCTCTCTCTACTTGTAGACGGTGGAAGCTTTAGTAGCTGAAGGTAGTCAACTGCTGCCGCAGATATATCAAGCTGCTTCTTCTGAACACGTATGGACATGAGCGCAGCACCAAGGGTCTTTGGCTTGTCGTCAAAGTAAACAGGCACATCCTTCCAGTTGCTGAGGATGCCGTCTCTCGCTCCGCGAACATCGTCTGCCGTCTCTCCAAGGTCTGCGTCTGAGCTAGCAATCCTCTCACCAATCTGCATCTCGTTCATCTCAGCAGAGACAAAGAGGGTGGGACGGTCATAGTTCCTGGCAATGTTTGTAAGCAGAGAAATCATAAGGTGGGTCTTGCCCATCTTTGGACGACCACCAACAACCACCATCTGCCCTGGGCGTACAAGCAGTATCCTGTCTAGGTCTTTGATTCCGGTCTGAACCAGGGTGCTTGTCTTAAGCCCTAGCCTCTGAGCCTCTAGGTCTTCTAAGTAGTCCTCTGCAATATCATGAGCAAGCCTCGGCTGAGAGCGTCCCTCTGGAGCCCAGGTGGTGACACCAGCTATGGATGCTGAGTACTTGAGTATCTCTGAGAAAGGCTCCTTCTCCTCCTCTGAAGCAAGGACGCTTTGGCATAGCCTTACTATGTGCCTTCTTCTGGCTACCTGAATAACAGACCCAACGTATGCATCTATGTTGTTCCTGCTGCCAGGGGTTCTCTCTATCTTTTGGACAAGGTCTCCAAACTCAGTGAAATCCTTGAAGGGCCTGCCGCTACCAATCCTGTCTTCAAACTTGTCGTAGATGGTTGCCTTGTCTGGCCCAATTCCAGAGGCTCTGTCTATTACAAACTGGCCCCACAGTATTCTGTGGTGCGGATGTTCAAAGTGGTCCTTCTTAAGACCCATAGAGTTTGCCTCGTCCACACAGACAGGGCTTCTAAGACAAACGGACAACAGCGCTAGCTCTGATGAGAACCCCATCACTCACTCCCTTCGTACATGTCTATTAATTCTTCGTAGCAATACGGGGTCTCAATCCCGAAGTACGAGCAGAAGGCATCAATCTGCTCGTTATCAATTCCTTTCCTGTCTACCCATCTCTTGAACAGATAGTCAGGTGCCTTGTTGTGTTTCCTAAGCCACCTAGCTGCCTCTATAGGGACAACAGACGCAGGCTTTCCGGCAGCCCTCTCTTGAGAGTTAGCCCACCAGTTGGTTAAGAACCGACGAATGCTCTTCTTTGTTCTAGAGGGTCTGGCTGCCTCCCACATGAACGCCTTCTTTGCCTCTTTAACAAGGTCAACAGAAGGGAAGGCAAGCCGAGCTTTGCCTAGCCAGTTCGGCAGGGTGGACCTATCTCCATACCTACCGGGCCAAGCCTCTAATATAAAGTCATATAATTCCTGTTCTCTCGACACGAATGCCTCCATCCCCCTCACAGGGTGATAGCTAAAGACAACGGTTTCCCGCTGATGTAGCATTAACTTCTCAGCGCCCCCTCACTCCCCACGCTGACCTCCAAGTAGGGCGATAGTTAGTAGCTGTCGCCCTACTTTGTTACAGGGTCCGAGACTTCCAGTGCTCAAGGAACTTAAACGAAGCCTTCGGCTTGGAAGAGGACCTGTACCAATTCTCGTACCCACACTCACAAGACTGCATCCACATGGGGGGAAGTCTTAAGGTCTTCCTAAAGTCCTTGTCAGGTAGCCCGCTTGGGTTGTGCATCTTCCATGGTCCGTATCTGTGGCGGTGCTTCATGGCGTCCTTAACTCCTCACCCTTGCTCCAATAGAAGACATCTTGATAATCAAAGTCCTCTCCAAGTGCCTTGTTAATAGAGGTCTGAGTTTCAGAAGCTCTGACGACCTCGTTGTTGTAGAGGTAAAGGTGCGAAGGAACGGTCCTTCTGCCCATAGCAAAGTCAATGCCTCTCGCCGTGGGCTTCCAAAGTCCAGAGGTTCTAGACTTAGACTCCTCATCAGCAGGCTTTCTCTTTGCAAGCCCCCAAAGAGCTAGCTTTGCGTAGTCCCCACCACGAACCTTGCTGTCTCTAACGTCTACCCAGTCTTCAGAGTGGTGCTTCAAGCTCTTAAGGTATTTGTTTACAAGCCAGACGAGCCACTTAGCCATCTCTTTATTGAGCTTCCTTTTGTAGACCTTAGCTAGCTGCCCACAGCAGGGGCATGTTGCTCCGTCCTCGATGTTTTCACGAAGCTCTGTCCTTGCTTGCCATAAAGACTTTCCCTTTGACCTGTCTTCCATTTCATCTCCATTGTTTGTGTGTTTAGTTGCCGGTTTAGCTGCCTTCTAGGCAGGCAGCCCTTTCACCCTGTCGCGAACAATAAGAAACGACACCGGCAGGCATAGCCACTGAGCCCCCTATCATGGAAGCGGGGTGCCAGGAGGTTACGGTGGGCTTGGGAGTGTGGCACCCCTATCCCGCCTTAAAAGAGATCATCTACGTCAACCTCATCGTCCTCTGCCACCGCTGGCGGTGCCTCTGGAACAGGGTGAGCCTTCTTAGCTCCACCAAGAGACTTGTCTACATAGACGTTTACAAACTTCTTACCGTTGGACTCGTTCGTTTTCTGAGTAATCTGTACATGGCGACCCTCTATAGATGAGCGCACTTCCCCAGTACGCCGAGCCTCTTCGTCGTACATCATCTCCCAGGTAGGCATGGACCCAATCACCCTGGCAACAGACCTCTTGATGAAACGCACAGAGCGGTCTGTGACACTGGAGAAAGACTGAAGGTTTGCCCCAGCAGCCAGACCATCTGTGACTTCGAACCACCAAGTTACGTAGTAGTCTCCCTGCTTTTCAAAGACACTGAACTCAGTGACCACAGCCTTGTATGTGCCGTCCTTAATCCGGTCCATCTCCTTCTTCTTGAAGGGTGTTGATGACTCGTCGTTTACCTCTGTATCGTCAAATAGATTCTTTATCGACATCACTTGCTCTCCTTAACAAAGCTTTCTTTAAAGGCAGCCCTCAGTTCGTTGAATGACATGCCTACAATTTCTGGCAGCATCGCGCCCTCATGACCGCGAGCCTTGGCTTCAATTCGCTCCCTCTTCCCTTCAACCGGCTGGGTCCTAAGGACTCGCTCGTTCTCTTCTGTGAACTCACACCGAATGATGAAGTCCATAGCTGAGTGAAGGGAGTTTCTTGCACTCCTTGGAAGGGCTGTGCTGACACGGTGCCTTCCTGTTGCTACGTCTCTGGAGCCAACCCGCTCCATAATCTCCTCTCTCTTTTCGTGACCAATAAAGATGGTGCAAAGAGGCAGCGCTCTTAGCATTGCAATCATGTTGGTCCACTCTCTATCAACAGCCCTCCACCCTCTGCCCCAGTCGCCATCGGCAACGTCAATCCATCCGTTTGTTTCACAGACATGAGTGGCACATAGGTTGTAGGCAACATCAACGGTATCTAGTACGACCGTCTTGTAGCCATGCTCTTCGTTTCTTGCTGCGTCTATGACGAGCTTTAGGTCTTGCCACGTTCCAACAGGAACGGCGGCGGCATGCATGGCAGATGTCCCTGGCTCTGTTGCTATGAACAGGGGGTTTGGAAACTGGTTTGCCAGCGTTGTCTTCCCCACTCCAGGCTCTCCATAGAAATGCCATACGTAGTCCGATAGACGGACACTGGGCGGGCTTGGTTCTTTAGGAATAATCCCCATTACTTCTTCTCCTTAATCTCTCTGTGCTTCCTTGGCAGCTTCTTAAAAGCATCTTCTGTTGTGTGACCAGTGCAGTGGTCGAAGTAGGGACACCTACCCCTTCCGATGCAAGACTGGACGTTCTTAATTGGCAGGCCACCACGTTTAATCTGAAGGATTCTTTCGTGGATAGCCCATGCTTGTCGGTGCCAATCGGCAAGCTGTTCATCAGTTCTCTCTATTACCTCTTCAAAGAAGTAGTGCTCTGGCCTTTCCTCATAGTCCAAAGAGAGTCTCTCTATGTACTCCTGTGCAGACTCTGTCTTCTTCTGCCTAATGGTTGGCTTCTTAACCACCCGGTAGACGACCTTCCTCACAGGCTCTCTGTAAAGGATGCTTGCCGCCCACATGTAGGTGCTTATCTGGAAGTCAATCTCCAGCCTCTGTATGTAGTCGTTGTTAACCACTGAGGCTGTCTTCCACTCTCCAAGGACTATCTCGTATGGGTGGTCAGGGTGCTCCCCTCCTCTCTCCCAAACACCGTCGAACACGCCGCTGAACCTGTGTTTCTTACTGGCGTTACCAGTAACCGGGTGCCTTATCGGTATCTCAAACTGAACCTCTTGAACGCTGGGCCAACTAGCCCATCTCTTCAGAGCCCCCTTGACCATTACGGATACGGTTGCCTCCCTAATAGACGCTGCGTCTGACTCCCATCTATCCCAGCTAGTGCTTGAAGGATTGTCTCTGAGGTAGCTGACTGCCGCCTCTTCAGAAAGCGCCTCGATTCCAGCATGGAATGCGCTGCCCATCGTCAGAGCAGGACTCTCTTCGAAGGGTGTAAGCCACTTGTTGTATCTAAGGTTATGTCTTTGTTCGCAACGACTAAATGTCGATAGCTCAGTCTGTGTTATTAGCTCTGGCATCCCTGTGAACCTTCTCCCTGAATGACGCTATGCCTCTTGCTCTTCGTACCTTCGCCACGTTTTGTCTAGTGCATCCAACCCTTGCAGCAATCACGCTGTCTGGTACCAGACCAAGGTCCTTCCACTCTTTTGGAAGAGCGCGAGCGCTTGGCTTTGAGTTGCCTGCTTTCCTTATGGCTACGTGCTTTCTTAAACGCTTTGTGATGGTCCCTCTTGAAACACCAGCCTTCTTAGCTAGCTCTGACAGGGTCGCACCATTTAGATAAGCCTCTACATACGCTTCGATATTCATCTGCTTCCTCCAATGATGGCTCTCGCAGCCCCGCTGACAATATCAACGGGACTACGAAAGCGCAACTACTAAAGGTTAAGCAGCGAACTCGGTCAGCAGCTTCGTGCCTCGACCGATGAAGTCGTTACCGGCTCCAAAGAGAAGCGATTCAAACCGCTTGTCCTGAGAGCTTCGGGCAGAGCGGTGCCATGTGGCGTACTCTGTGACTGCGTTGTAAGCAGCCCATGCAGTGTGACTTACTCCAGGGATGTCCATCCCAGTTCCGTTAAGGAATAGGTCTGTCATCTCCCTTCGCTGGTTGTCCACCCTGGTTCGAGCCCTCTTAGAGATGTTGCCATCCTCATCGGTGGCTGGCTCAGGGACAAGCTCAAGGCAGAAGTCCACCCAGGAACTGGTCGTCATCGAGGTGTCGGCAAGCACCTTCATAAAGTGGCTGCTCTGTGCAAAGACCTCTTGAGAAATGCCGAGCACATCCTGTGCTTGGTACATCTTCTGCTTAATGTTTGCAGTGTGTCGGACGCTGATACCCTGGCCTCGACCTCGGCTCAAAGCAGCCCTTGCTGTGTTGCGGCAGACAACCCTAACGTCAGTCCACAGGACTCTAAGAGAGGTCTTCGCGTCGAACCCGTTGTAGAGGAACAGGTAGTGGTCCACCTTGTCACCGGGGACAATCTCGGAGTCGCCAACCTTTGCCAGCATCCACACCTTGCTACCATTAGCTAGGGAGCCAGCGGTGTGGTAGCGCATCAGCCCATCGTCTACAAGAGAGTCTAGAAAACCAAACGCATCTACATTCTGTAGAGGGGTCCAGTTCTTTCCGACTACTCCAAGGATTTGATCGTCCGTACTTCGAACGATTGCCTTGTGGCTGTCCACCGGAACAGCCTCGCCGTTTCTGAATGCGAACAGGGGTTGAGGTTCTCCTATCCAGTCAAGCCCAGCCATTCTGATGGCTTCGTCTGACAAGACAGGCTTGTCTCCGACACAGTTACCACTTCCATGCCAAGGGGTAGCCCCGGCATACATCATGCTCTCTACGTCAAACTCTCCGAACTCAAGAATGTTAGTCATGTCTCACTCCTATACTGAGGCTGCGTTGTTTTCGTTGTCCGATACTGCTGCCTCTGTAGAGGTAAAGGACATTTCGTTTGGTGGATTAACGACACACGTATCATCCACTGGTGCCGGGACAAAAACTGTCCCTGGTAGAATCTTTGCCTTTTGAAGCTCTTGGACTAGCGCTTGAAGAGCGTTGACCACCCCAGACATTGCTTGGAAGTCGCCCTCTTTAAGACAGTCTACGGCTAGCTTTGCGCCCTCTAGGTCTGTGAAGGGTGGAACGCCAGCCTCCTCAGCAACGTAGCCAATGACATCGGCTAGCTCGTCATAGGCCAAAAGCTTCTCTTCGACCTCACCTACCGAAAGACTCTCTTGCTCTGCAAACAAGAGCCACTCGTTTGCCTCGTGGATAATCTCGACAACCTCTTGCCCATTAGAGTAGCCCTCGTCTTCGATAATCCCCCACTCCTTAGAGGCATCGCCCAACTCATCGATGGACTGCTCTAGGTACTCAAGGTTGTTCTGAGCATTCGCAAGATGATTCTTTGCTTCATACGTAATATCCATGTCTCACTCCCTGTAGTTGTGTGATTCGGTGCCGACTGACAACCAGCCGACACAATCAATGGTGCCACAGCGGTAAACAAATGTCAACCGAAATCGTCACCAATGATGTGTGTGTTTCGCGCTATGTATTCGCTTGCTTGCTCTCGACTATGGCCGAGTTAAAGCCACTATCAATCCTGTCTCCTAGAGACCCGTCTTCCAATATCTCCACTCCGACTACCCTGGTTGGTATGTCTGCGCCTGTCTTTAAATGAGAGACTAGGTACTCCCTTGCACCGGGAAGGTCAGCAGGACTTACCCCGTTTCCTACGGAGAGCAGTGCCAGTGCATCCTCTTCGTTGTTTCCGATAGACCTTATTGTTCCCATGCCCATTGTTATTACTGCGTCTGGCATAGAGCCAACCTCTGAGATAACCCTAGCGATTCGAATGCCCCAAAGCTTTTTCTGCCCTAGTGGAACTTTGGTAACGCTAGTAGGACTGGGCTTTGAATCCGCGCTACTCCAGACTAGGTAGGCAAACGGAACGTTAAGCTCTCCGCTTTCATAGTCTGCTAGGTCCTCATCAAAGAGGGTGTCTTGCTGGTGTGCGATGGCTGCAACAGCCATCTCCTGTATTCTCGTTAAGTCGTTAGGCTTCATTTCCGAATGACCTCCTTATCCCTGTGATGTTGATTGTTGAAATGTCGTCAAGGTCTACGTCCTCTCTTAGATGTCTCCCTGGATACACCCACTCGTCTTTCACGTACTCCTCAATGGCAGACTCAATGGCATCCTTGAAGGTTGCTGAGTTGCCAACAAAGGTTGACACCTCCTCACCAAGTTGCAGCGTAGATATTTTTACTTCCCATACCCGATTCATTGACCACTCCTAGCTATAGTTATCTCAACGCAGTCTCCGACGATCTCTGGGACAACCTCTCCAGAGACAACCAGAGCCAACACCCCAGCAGCCATGCTTGGAAAGGCGTTGCATAGAAACAAAAGCCTTAGCCCTTGGGCTTTGTCTTCGTCGCTAAACTCGTCAGCGTCAATCTTGTTAGACATCTCCATAACCTTTGCTGGCGTAGTGAATGGTGCTGTGTCTGATTTGTTGATTACGTAAGTACGTTCGTTTGTCGCTCCAAGTCCTGACTTCATGCTTCCTCCTTTGCTGTTGGTTAATTGGGTAGATGCAGCGCTTGCCGTTGAACCATTGCCAGTCCGTCACCACCGTTACTCCTTACGGCGGCGGCGCAGAAGGCCAGTCGTATTAGGTGCTACTGCTCACGGCGCTACCCACGCCGACCTCTCCGAGGTCCGGTCCTTTTGTTTCCGAAAGCCACTTCGGCACCATTTCAGGGAGGTTGGAATACTCCCCCAGCCCCTAGCAACAGGGGCAGGAACTTATGCTCCAGCCCTCTCTGCCATCAGCTTGGCGATGGCATCAGCAGCCAGCCGGTTAAGGTCTCGCTCTGGGGACTCGGCCTTCTTAAGAGGCTGCTTCGAAACACCCTTACTAGTAGATGTCTTCTTAGCGACCTTTGCTTTGGAAATAGTTTTCTTAATTGGCTTGGGCTTGTCTTCTGCCTGGGGCCAACTGTCACAGAGACTGTTGAACGCCTCCCGAATCATGCAGGCCTGCTCATGTTTCAACCCGTTTAGAGGGTTCTCTTCCTCACCAACAACGAATCGCATCTTCGGCGCGAACCGTGTGCCATTGTGGTTGGTCCAATAAGAGACGATGACCGTGACGTTGCCACAGTTGTATCGCTCAAGCTCAGTCATAAATCCTTTAACTTCCATATTCACTCCATGTGTCTGGGTTAAGTGTCAGCGACAGGCAACGAGGACAAAAACGAAACCTCGCTGGGTCAGTCCTGCCGCTGACTTAATCATAGTGCCACAGACCGGACACGTTTGTCAACTTTATTCGGCAGCCCTAAGGGGCTACTTCAGGTCAGTCTCACAATGTTTTCTGAGCCTTCAGGCAGGCTGCCTATGCACCATGTGTTTGGGTTGGCCCGCCTTGTGATTACTGAGATGGCAGCATCTTTGAGGCCGTCAATTATCTTTGCCCCAACAGTCCACTGGTGACCCTTTGCTTCACACGATTGGTACTCAAAGCTGTTGATTGCCTGAAGCGTATCAATCGGAGAGAGGGGGCAGACCACAAAGGCGTTGACCATGTCCTCGCTGACTTCGACAGGCTTTGGGTAGCCCCCATAGCTACTCCTCACAGAGGCTGCGTTAAGCCCAGC